TCATCTCGGCGCTGCCCTTCCGAAAGCCGCTGTTGTCCAGCTTCGTATCAATGATAATCGCGCCGTCGCCGTGTTCAGCCATCCCCGCCACCCCCTTTTCATCTATTTGCCAGCGCCGTTAAGCAGCGCGTTCAGCCTGTCCCGCTCTTCTTTCTGTTCGTCCGTCTCGCGGACGTGCAGTTGGCAGATTTCTTTGTTCTGCTGCCAGAATTCCCGCTCCCACTTTTCCAGTTTCTTTCCCCGCGCCTTCTTGCTTCGAAGGTTCAGCACCGTCGACGCCACGCCCTCGCGGATTTCCATGAAATACCCGGCAAACGTCCACCAATGCAGGTAATTGACGCCCCGCACCTCGTACCCGGCGACCGTGTTGATGGCCGGGAACAGGATGTCAGCGTCCTGTTCCCAGTCCATCGTGCGCGGGCCGGGCCGGTCGTTTTTCCCGGCCCCGTGGTCGATAAACTCAATCGCCGCCCGCAAAAACGCCTCATACCTCGCCGGGGGAATCCGCTCAAAGTCCGGAAAGATGATAAACAGACACACATACTGCTTTTCTGCGTCCTCAAGGTTCGCGTCCTCAAACGCCAGCAGGATACGCAGTATATCCCGGTAGTCCGTGCGGATTTTCCATTCCTCGCCGTCGATTTCCAGCGATTTCGGCAGATCAAAAATCATTTCTTATATTTCCTCGTGTACTTTCCGATGCGTGCGTCAATCCGCTTCGCCTCGGCGTCGAATTCTCCGTTGATGAATTCCCGCACCGCTTCCAGCATGATCTCGCAATAGAATTTCCCGTTGACCGGCGAAAACGGGTTCATTTTCCCGAAGAACGCTTCGCTCGCGTTGCCGTCGAACAGGCGGTCGATTGCCTTGAACAGTCGATCCTCGGCCTCATGCAGCGCCTTGACCTGCTCTTCGTCGGTCGCGTCCGCCGTGCCGTCCGGCTTCACGTTGACCTTCTCCAGCGGTTCGGTGATCTTGTCGAATTCATCTGCCATCGCGTTGAATCGGTCGATGATTCCCAAATCGGTAGGGCGGAAAATGAATACCCCGATTTCGTCCCCGTTCGTGTTCCGGATCGGCACGCGCCGGGAGCCGTCGTCCACCCGAATTTCCATTGCCCGAATTTCATCCGCCATTGTTGCGTTCCTCCTTGTTTGTCGGTATGTCGATGTGCAAAAAGGCGGGAGGCGTGTTAAAGCCCCCCGCCGTCAGGATCAATCAGGTCGTCGGCGTAAAGGTGCCAGCGGACAGGTTGTAGGTGCCGGCAGTCTTGTCTCCGACATAGTACACCGTAAACGGAATCTGGTAGCCACTGGTGTCGCCGCCGTAGCTGGTCGGCACGACGTAGCAGTCCTGCGTAAACGCCTTGTACGTGCCCTCGGTCGTACCGGCATCCCACAGATGCGCTTCAAGCGCCTTGGTCTTCAGCCCGGTGTACTGCGCCTGCGTGTCGATGATGGTCTGCAGCTTCTCGAACAGCGCGTCTCCCTCGCGGGCGTAGAACGGCTCACCGTCCGCGCTGATCTCGTAGCCGTTGTGGGTGAAGGTGGTATTACCCAGGATGTTCTTCGCGGTTTCCACGTCGGGGTTCATCTCGACGCTGTACTCCTCAAAATCCTCGCCTAGGCGATACCAGGACGCGGTCTCGCCGCCGAAGGTGCTGTCGATAAAGTGCGCCATCAGCTTGCGCGCCATTTTTTCAGGCATATTCAATCATCCTTTCTTATTGCGTTACCCGCCATGTCACGCGAATCTGGATTTGATACCGGGCCACGTTCGCCCCGGTCTGGATCGGCGCGCCGGTGATCGTCGGGACAATCGACCGGATTTCGCCGCCCTCCCACGCGGGGAAGGTCTGCGCGTCGTTCTGCGCGAGAATCCACGTGGAAACGTCCTGATAGAATTTCAGATTCGCTAGGTTCTGCTGCACGTCCGCGCTGTACGCATCCTTGCTGGCCAAAATGAAGTTCTGTACCTGCACGGGCTGCAGGACATTCTTCCCCAGGATATTCTCCCGGTATGCCAGCGTAGACGGTACGGACATTACAGCGTATTCATTGATCCCGTCGTCCAGGTAGTCGGCCCCGAAACGCCGGTTTTGGGCGACCGCCGGGCAGGCGCGCAGCCACGCCCGGAGGTTGCCCGTGTTATTTTCGGTTGACAAACGCCTGCACCTCCCGGATTAAGTCGTTCATGTGGTCGGCCTTCATCCGGTCGGCCCAGAATGCGCCCGCCTGCGGGTGCGCGCTGGTGTCGTACTGCAGCGGCCTGTCGGTTACTACGGGTTTATGTTCGCCCGCATTGACCCATGTCCGGCCGTCCTCGTCCGTCACCACAACGCCGTAGTACAGATACCGCGCGTATGGCGTATCGTATACGATTTCCCCGCTGCCGATTTCGCTGTGCGTGTTGGCGCTGGCCGCAAGCGCCCCGGTCACCATAGGCACATAGGGCAGGCTTAAATCAATCACCCGTTGGTCGATGTACTTCTGTACCGGCCCGCCGGGCTGCAGGCCGCATTTGGCAATCAGCTCGTCCGCTGTCGCCCAGTCAAGCCGTGAAACAACCGTCATTTGCCCGTCACCCGCCAGTGCGGCGCGTTGGGCGCGCGCCGGTTGTCCGTCACGGCCAGCACGGTCACGATTTCCCCAAAGCGCTGCATGATCTGTACGGGCGTCAGCCCCGTTTCGGTGACTGCGCCCTTCACTATCACGTCGCCCTGGTTGATCGTCCACAGCTCCTCCGCGTCGCCGTCGGCGTATTCCATCGGGTCGGCGTATGCCTTGCCGCCCGCGTCCACGTCAGCCGGGATGCGGATCGTGTACACGCTCGCCGCGTTCAGGCCGCCGCTGTCCACGCTCGCCGCCACCGTCGAATACCACGAAACGCCGGTCAGCACGGTCGGATAGTATTCCTCATATCCGATGTCCGGGTTCAGGCGCGCGTTGAAGATCGTCACAGTTTCGTTGCACAGCCTCACGGCCACACCCCCCACCATACGGCGTCGCCCGCCGTCGCCACGCCCGCGTACAGCAGCGGCGTGCCGTTGTCGTCCAGCACGCCCTGAAGCAGCGTCATGATGTCCGCCGTCAGTTGCTTTTCAATCGCCGCCGTGCGCGTCTCCGCGCTGCCGTAGCTCTCGCTGTATCCGTCGGTTGAAAAGGAAGCGGCAAGCGGCGCGGTCGCCTGCGCGGATGCGCTGAACGCGCCGTCCACGCTGATCGCCTCCATCATGGCGGCTTTGACCTCTTCAGGGACCTCCGCCATTCCGGCCACGCGGCCCTGCGTCAGTGCGTCAATCCGCTTGCGCGCTTTCAGTTCGGCCAGCGGAAAACCGGCCGCCGCCATCGTGCCGCCCATCTGCTGATATTCATCATACGTCAGGTATGCCATGCTTGCCGCCTCCGTCCGTCATCAGGTCCCGACTACCAGCGTGGTGGAACCGCCCGCCACAACATAGCCGGTCTGCTTGTTCACCAGCGCGGCCGTGATGTACTTGCCTGCGGTCTGGCTGGTCAGCGCAATCGGATTGGTCGTCGCGTCCGCCCAGGTGTTTGCAATCGGGGGAACCGCGCCATAGGTCAGCGTAATCGCCGCATTGTTGCCGGTGCTGTACACCAGCTTCAGGCCCTCCATGATGTTCCCGTCCGCGAAGATGCCGTTGCCGGCCACGGCCACGTTGGACGCGCCCGCCGCGCTGCCCGCAGTGCTGGTCACGGTCAGGGAGCCGAGGGAGGGAGCCGCGCCCAGGTTGGCGTAAACGCTCGCCTGACGCTGATTGAGAATAAACGCGCCGTAGTAGTACCGCTCGTAGTACAGGTACTTGCCCTTGCTCTGCGCGGTCGGCGCGGACATCATGCTGGTCTCGTATTTGACCGGCGCGGCAACGCCCATCGGGTCAACCAGAATGAAGTTGATCTGCTGCGCGTTGGTGGTGTCCACGGCCCAGCCTTCGGTGAAGATGTACGCCGTCTTCATCATGTCGGTCGGAACCTCGACCACCGTCACGCCATCCAGGCGCGCGATGTTGCGGTCCACGTCGCGGATGCCGTTCGTCACTTCGATGAATCGGGTCATGCCGGTCGCCTGCTTGAGCAGCTTATAGGTGCCGGGCGTCATGTAGGCGACAACGCGGTCGCGGTTGACGCGCTGGTTCACCATGTACTCCAGGGCGTTGTCCCACTGCGCCAGAATGTTGCTGGCGTCAAGGCTGGTCGTGCTGACGCCGCCGTAGCTGGAAGCGAATCCCGCCAGCTTGGAGGCCAGGTAGGCGTCCTGCTCCGGGATCTTCTGAAACTCATTGAACGTGCGGGTGATATTGGCGATGGTCGCCACGTCGCCGCTCTCGCTCATGTCCATGGGATCAATCAGGGTATCCCACTCGCGGTCCATCTCCAGTGTCACGGCTTGATACTCGTTGTTCCAATTCCGGTTGAACGTGCCGGTAATCTGGTCCCGGTTCACGGCGTGCGCGCCGCCAACGCTCAGCGTCGGGATATACATGGTCTTACCCATGCCGGGACGGTAAAGGGTGCTGTTCGGACTAGCCCAAATCGCACCGAAGTAGGAGAGATAGGGATACGCGTTTGCCAGGGCGCGGCTGTACTCCGCCGCGTAGTTGACATTGGTCTGCACAAATGCCATGCGTTATCATCCTTTCGTTTGTCGTCTTACGATTTTCCTTTGGGGACAAAGCCCCACGCCTTTTCAAAGGCTGCCTGCGCGCCTTCGTCGCCCTTGGGCATAGCGCCCTCCAGCGGCGCGCCAAAAGCGGGTTTCGGCTGGGCGGGCTGCTGCGCGGAAAAATACTCCTCATATTCCTTTCGGATGTCCGCCAGCTGATCCTTGACGGGCTTCGCGCCGTCCTCGCGCTTTACCATGCCGTATACGGTCTCAAAAAACTTGGGCTTGACGTCGCTGAACTCCTCAGACGCGCGGGCGGTCTGCATGGTCTTGTATTGCTCAAACTGTCCCGCAAGCGTCTTGTATTCGTCGCTTTCCCTGGGATCGGGCGTCTTCACGCCCTTAAGCGCTTCGGTCTTGGCGGCTTCCACCGCCGCCTCCCGCGCTTCCTGCGCGGCTGTCTTACTGACATAACCCTCGTCCAGCGCGCGTCCCTGAAGCGCCATCATGCGCTCAAGCCGTTCCTCAGGCGTCAGGTTCTCGTTTCTCAGGATTTCGTCAACGGCTTTCCTGGTAAAGATGTTACCCATGTATACCCCTCCTTTTTACGGCCTGTTAGAGTGATAGGCCGTCCGCGTGTTTATCGTCCCGCCGGACGTGGTTGTGTAAATGTCCCGCCGTGGTCCGCTGGCCGTCGCCTCGCGTGGCGGGCTCTTACCTGGATAAGATGCTATGCGGTTGCGAGGTTCCCGACAGTAGTGGCCGCAATCCGGCGGCGTGGCCCGTAGGCTGTCCTTGTTGCTGGTATGGAGATCCCGCATAGACTTAAAGTACACTCCAAATGGTATGAAAAAAGCACCTCGTAAAAAGGCGCTTTAATCAGCTTTGGGTTTCTTCGCCGTATTCTTCTCCGATTTCTTCTCTGGTTTCAGCTCCGGGGGCTTGTCCAGCTTCGCCCCGCAATCCATGCAGTACAGCACGCAATTCACGGATTTCACCCGTTTGTGCTCACATGCCACTCAGCTCCCTCCCTTCTTAAAATAGTCTCTCATCGCGTTCTTCATCGCCGTCGGGAAGTCCGCCGCGTTATAGCTGTCTTTGTCCGGCCATGTCGCGTTGATGGGCCGGTATTCGCGCTCCGGCCTGCGCTTTCGCCCGGTCTGTTCGCAGAATCGGCGTATGTCGGCGCTGGCCCGGCGTTCCTTCGCCCGCGCGGCATTGATTTCATCCTCGCTGGCCCCGCGCGCCTTCTCAACCTCCACCTTCAGCTTTGCCCGCCGAAGTTCGCGCTCCAGCGCCCGCTGTTGCTGGCTTTCCTGATAGATTCGGTCGTTGATCTCCTGCGGCTGCGGCTGATCCCGGATCACCGTCACGCCCGGCACGAACAGCAAAGGAAAATGCCTGCAGTTGATTCCGAAAATTCCTGCCGGTTCTCCGTAACTGGTTTCACTCTGCGCCCAGACCTGTATGGGCTTTCCGTCGCCGTCCGTCACCCACCGATGCGGCCCGGCGCGGCTGATGACCTTCGCCTGCCAGGGATAGCACAGCGGCCTCGCGCCGTCGTGCGTGCTGACGTAATACAGGTCGTCGCCGTAATCGCCTTCGCGTTCCCAGAACGCCTCGCGGCTTGTGTTCAGCGTCGTCGCGCGGATGTCCATCCACATACGCCTCTGGCGTCCAGTGGTGTCCGGCATGATCCACAAAGCCGATCAGGCGGTTGTCGACCATCTTATCAACGGCCTGCTTCATGGCCTTGTTGTAATCGTCCACGCCTGCCACCGTATTCCCAGCCGCCGTGTTCAGGATTTCCTGCGTCCGGTTGATCTTGTTGGTAATGTCCGCTATCGTTTGCTGGTAGGCGCTTTCCGTGCTTTCCAGCATGACGGTATTCACCATGTTCAGCCGGTTCGCGGCCTGCTGATAAAACGCATGAAAGGTCTGCGTCATGCGCGGCGATACCGGCGGGGGCGCGGGCGCGCTGCCAAACATTCCCCGCTCCGCCGCCCTGCGCAGGGCCGGTTCAACGTCCGTCAGCGCGTCCACAATCGCCGCTTCCAGCGTATTTCCCAGCGCCGCGTCAGCACCGGAAAGAAGCCGCCGCATGATTGCAAGCGTCTCCCGGTTCACCTGCCCCATCTCCGCCAGCTTGCGCGCCTGATATTCAAACGCGCCCGGCAACTTCTCGCCCGGCTTAAAGTTGCGCAGATGCCGCGCCATGTTCATCAATATTTCGTCCGTCGCGGCCTCGTACACAATCGCCATAGCCCAGGACATATCGTCCAGAAATACAGGATTCATGCGCGCATCACTCCGCCGTATTCATCCTCAGCATCGCGTCCACGTTCGCCGTGCCTTCCTGCCTGATTCGCTCCAGCTCCGCAAGCGCTTCTTCCGGCGTCAACCCCTGCCCGAATTTGCGGTCGGTAAGGAATTTGTATTTGCTCAGCAGCCCCGCGCCCACAAGCATGACGCCCTCGTTGATGTTTGTCTGCCGGTCCTGCGTCACGCCGTCGTCGAATACCACGTTGATGTGATAGCCGCCCGCCGCAAGCGCCGCGATCTTCTGCCCCTGCCATTCCATGTCGTACAGCGTTGCCACGTCGATGATGTTACGCACCAGGTGCTCAATCGCCGGTTCAAGCTGATTTTGAATGGTCTTGATGGTCTTAAACGTCTTGCTGTTTTCGCTGACGACCTCCGTCGCAGTCTTGATCCCGCTGCGCTCGTCGAATGAAAACGTGTTCGCGGAAAAGCCAAGCTGCAGGCACAGGATTGACAGAAACGCGTTCAGCGCGGCGACGTGCTCCTCGACGCGCAGCTCCACGGATATATCCTTGATGCCGCCCGTCTCGTTGTCGTCGCCCGTTCCCTCATACGTTTCGTCGTTCGGGTCGAAATAGCGCCGCTGCGCGCCCGTGGTCGGATCGACGACCGTCCGCAAATACCTGTACGGCACCATGATGCGCTTCTTTCCAAGCCGGAATTCGCGCACGAACGAATCATAGCAGATGTCCAGCGCGTGCAGCGTCTCCAGCGCGTTGCCGTATACGCTCATCCCCAGCGGACTGTTGTCGTCCAAGTTGTTCGCAATCGGCGTCCGCCAGTAGCAGAACAGCGATTCCCCGACCGGGATCACCGTCTCCTCGTCCAGCTCCGGGTACAGCTCCGCCAGCGGGCAGCGGATTCCGAGAATGTCCTGCGATTCCGTCGGATTCGCGCCCTTCTGCATCTCGCTCCGGTACAGCTCGTTTCGCACCGTGTACGTCGCGCCGTTCCACAGATGCCATTCAAGGCGCGTATAGTAATAGCCCTTCTTCGCCCGCCGGGAAATGAACAGCGCGTCATATACGCGCGCGTTGTCCCACGAAATCGGCACAAACTGGTCGGCCATCGCGTAGCCGATCTTGATTCGCTCCGATCCTTCCACTTCGTTCCCGTTTTCGTCCCGCCGCGCGTCCCGCCAGACCTTCATCGACGCGCCGCCCAGCGCAAGCCCCTGTTCAATGCATTCCTGCATTTTCTCGCCGAACGCATTTTCCTGCAGCACCCAGTGGATAAACTCGTTCAGCGGATCAGGCTCCGGGGACTGTCCATCCGCGGGCTGCTCCCGCCGTCCGTCCATGGTGACGTCGATCTCGCACTCTTCGCCCCACACCAGCGACGCCATTTCAGCGGTAACGGCTTTCGGCGTGTTCAGTCGGTACAGCTCCCGCCGCGCGTTCGCGTCCGCCGCCGTCGGTGCCGGCACGATGTGCCACGGCCGGTAAAAGCCCCGGTATAGCCATTTCCAGACGAAAATGCCAAATTCGTAGAACTGCTGGTAGGCCGGTACGCCCGCCAGCTCGAACACATCTTTATACTCCCGGGCGACGCCCGTCGCCGTCGCGGCCCTTTCCATCAAGCCCCGCCCCCATCTTTTGATATTGTCCCATACCCGCATATCCGCGCCCCCTGTCAGGCGTTATCTGTTCCCAGCCTCCGCACGATCTCCCGTTCCCGTTCGCTCAGTTCCAACACATGCGCCGCTGCACGTTCTGCCGCTGCACGTTCTGCCGCTGCACGTTCTGCCGCTGCACGTTCTGCCGCTGCACGTTCTGCCGCTGCACGTTCTGCCGCTGCACGTTCCGACAGCAGGAAACCGCTCCCGAATATCTCCTTCCCGGCAAGCCGCTGCGCGTCCATAGCGTCAATCCGCGTGCAATCGGCCTTTTCCAGCCTGTACTCGACGCCGTAGTGGCTGTACTGATACGCCGCTGCGGCCGTCAGCACCTCCGCCGGATAGCTGTATCTCTGAAGCTGCTTCGTCTGCGCCTTTACGTTAGCGTCGTTCGCCGCCTTCACCGCCTGATACAGCCCCGGCGCGCTGCGCACCCGGCAGGTGTCAAGGTTCGTTGCGAAGCTGGTGTTGACGTTCGCCCCGTTCTCGTACGTAATCTTCACCCCGCACGGGATGAACGTCGCGTCCAGGTCGCGCGCCGAGAACAGCGTAAGCGTCGGCGCGAACAGGAAATAGCGAATCCCGCGCGCCAGGTAAAACCGCTGTATCTGTGTTATGATCGAAAACGGCGGATTATCCACCACACAGCACCCTGCCGGATAGTCGAACCGTTCGTAATCCCCGCCCGGCCAGAACGGCCGAACCATCGCCGCCCGCTCGACGCCGTACTCCGCCGCCACCCAGTCGGCGACCGCATCATATATCGGCTCCGGCGTGTAACAATCGTCCGCCGTCTTTTTTGGCTTGAATTTGTCAACGAACGCTTGATACTCAGCGTCCTCCGGCGTTTCCTCGCCGAATATGTCTATCTGTCCGGCAATCTCAGCCATAACCCGTCATATCCTCCATCCGTCAATCAGCGCCGGAATCTCCCGCTCGAAGCTGTATTCCATCGCGTCCAGGCTGTCAATGTTCGTCGTGCCGTCGTCCAGCCTTACGTCTTCTGTCACATACTTCCCGTCCCACAGCGCGCCCTTCAGCGCGTCGATGGTCTCCCGGCAGTTTCGCGCCACAAAAAAGCGGCCCGCACCCATCAAAATGCAGGTCGCCCGAATCCGGTCATTGATCGGCCGCTTCAGCGCGTTGGCGATATTTGCGCCCACGCCGGCCGCCGCGCACGCCGCGCGCAGTCCGTTGATTAGCGTCTGTTCTGCGCTGTCGCAGTATACGTCCGTCACGATCCACCGCGCCCGGCAGCGCCGCAGGAAGTCCACAAAATCCTGCGCCAGCTTCTCAGGCGTCAGCGCTGCGCCCTGCCGGTATTCATCCAGCACAACCAGCGCGCCGCCCGTCGTGTATCCCATGCAGCAGAATGCGTGCGCGCTCGTGCCGCCGCCGAAGTCCACGCCGATGACCGTCCGCCGGATCGTCTGCCCGGGAATGTCGTCCACGATAAACCGATCCGGGTTGTCGGCAAACAGGCGGTAGATCGCGCCCTCCGCCGCCACCCACAGCCCCCGGATATACCGGTCATACAGCACCGTGCCCGCGTATTCCTTCTTCAAATTCTCCACGAACGCCGGGTCAAGGTACGGATTATCGTCAATCGTATACGCCTGCTGGTAAATATCGGCGTCGCTATCCAGGAATGCCTTGAACCAGTGGCGCGGGTTCTCCGGGTTGCATGTGCCGTCAAACCGGCTGTACGGCTTGTCCAGTCGGCTTTTCAGCATATCGAAAACGTCCTGCTTCCAGGTCGTTACTTCGTCGCCGTAGCAGTATTTGATCGACGAACCGCGCAGGCGGTCAACGTGCGCCACGTTGTCCGCGCCCAAACAAAAAACGCGCTGACCGAACATCATACAACTGTTATCGCTACAGATGTTGCCAACGCGCTTTATCCCGTACATCTCCTGCATCGGCAGGATGATGTTTCGTCGAATGGTCTCTCTGGTATTGCCGAGGATGACGTTCAGGCCCTCCTTGCCCTCAACAGCAATCAGGCGGCGAGGAATCAGGAAGTAGTCCATGTACGTTTTTCCAGAACGAGTAGCTCCAGTTTTTACGTTCCAGCGGTGGGTGGCGTTGCGCCAATACTCAAGCTGTTTTTCACTGCCAGGCGCTCGCATCGTCCCACCTCTTTATCATTTCCATTAACGGATCGTCACCAGCGCCCATGTCTGGCGTCGGCTTATCGCGCCACCTATTCGGCTTGCGATTTTTGAGCCAATAAATCTGAGCCAGCGTGTCAGGCGGAATGTAGACTTCTTCGTCTGCATATTCGATATGCTCTTCTTCGATTGTGCCTTTATCTTTAAGCTGGCGTTTGGTTTTGAGTTTTATCGGCTTTTTAATTGATACCGTAAAACCAAGCGCCTTTTTCAGCAGTGCGTTTTCGACTTGGATATCAACCGGAGCCTTGCCCTGTTTTAGGGCCGCCGATAACGCCGGAAATTTATCGCGCCAGTCCCTGAATGTTGAATATGCAATGCCCATATTATGGGCTATCTGATCATCTGTTAGCCCATCCCGCGCCCAACCTTCTATTTGCAACAGACCATCAGGCTCTAACCACTGTTCGTATTTAGTTGGCCTCGCAATCGTGAATCACTCCTTATCCGTTCAGCAATACAGCCTTATCGCCGGTGAATTTTTCCCATCTAGCAATGATTACGTCTACATACTTCGGTTCTAATTCCATGATTCGGCACTTACGCCCGGTCTGCTCACATGCAATCAATGTCGTTCCTGATCCGCCGAACGGTTCAATCACAATATCATCTTTTTGCGTCATTGCTTTGATGTATTCACCCGGAAGCCCGACAGGGAATGTGGCAGGATGCAGATGTCGTACATAATTACTCAACTCTGGGTGCATATACAGCACAGACTCCATCTGCTTGTACGGTTGCGATGTGTCTCCAGTAGTATGAGCGACACAACTACCATCCTTATTCCTTTTTGTTTTTCTGCCCGGATTATCTGTTATGCTGTCCGGTTTTTTCTCCATCGTAAGATTGATCTCATAAAACTGAGTACCGAAAACAAAAACCCATTCATGCCTAAGCGGGAAGAAGGCGCTCGTCTGACCAATATTGCCTGTCATGCCTTTATCCCAGACATTCCATGCAAGCATTTTGTATCCGCTCTCGCGGGCGATTCTGATGTATTCATCCCAATACTGATACACATCGTTATCTTTCCGCTGAATACCCAGATTCACACATTGATAGTCCGTATAAGGGCGATATACTTTGATGAACTGTGCCAGATTATCTACACTCAGGTCCTTGCCACCTTCATACTCACGCATATCGGAATACGGCGGCGAAGTGAACAGCATAGCCGCATGTTCGCCAATCATCAGTGCTGCGACATTATCCTCATCCGTGCTGCTGCCGCACATCAAACGATGCTGTCCAAGCTGGTATATCTGCCCAAGTTTTGCCTTTTGCTCTGTTGGTGCATCTTCATCGTATTCGTCATCTTCTATGGTGGGTGTATCAGTAGATATTCCACCCTGTATATCCTCGAACCCCTCAAACTCCGACATATCGAAGTCCAAGTCCATCTCCTCGATCTCCGCCTCCAACTCGCTGAAATTCCACTCGGCGAAATCGGCGGTCAAGTTGTCGCGGATGCGGTAATCGGCGATCTGCTCCGGCGTCATGTCATCGGCGATCCACACCTCACACTCCGTCCAGCCGAGCCGCTTCATGGCCTCGTAGCGCGTATGGCCCACGATAATCACGCCGTCCTTGTCCACGATGATTCGCGCCCGGTATCCGTTTTTTTCGATAGACTTCATGACAGGTTCAACGGCTTTATCATTTATTCGTGGGTTGCGCTCGTATGGGTGAATATCCCCCAACGATAGCGTTTTAAGGTACATTGATTTGCCTCCCTTGAAAAATAAAAGCAGACGCTACAAGGACGTCTGCTTCACGTTCTTCACGTTCCTCGCGTCCTTCCCCGGGCGCAGGCGCGGGAGGAGGAAGGCCCCGCGCCCATCTGCTAAACCCGGTTTAGTCCCTGCCCCCACCTGCACATTGGGGACTTATCCCGCCGTAGTATATGGCGCTCCACGAAAAAGCCGGGGCGTCCTCCTCGCTCCGGCTGTCCACGATAACATTATAGCTCATTAAAACGGGTAAAAACGGGCAGGTTTTCACGCGCGGCGAATTTTCCCGAAAATGATCCGCTTATCCAGCGCTGCGCACGCGCTCCTGTCATATCGCCTAGCTGTGCTTTCATCCATATGCATCATCAAGCCGATGTACTCCCAGCCGTGCCCGCCCTTGTATTTCAGCGCAATCACCTCCCGCTCCACCGGCTTCAGCGCGTCCATTGCCTCCCGCATTGCAGCCTTGAACTCCTGCTCCTCACGCAATTCTTCCTCGCAATCGGCGATTTCCTGCGCAAACAGCTCCCGCATGTGCTCGATTCGCTCCACCGCCCGCATGACCGGGTCGCCAGGCGTCGTGCCGTGCGGCAGGCCGTCCATGGCGGGCGACCCGCCGATTTCATACAGCGCGTTCATCCTAACTTGCGCAAGCCGTATCTGCTCCAGCAGTTCATCTATCCGCCGGTCAATCCGTCCCCAGTGCCACAGTAGCCTCCGGACCTGCTTATACTCATCGTGCTCCATGCTCTTTGTCTTCGCCTCCGTCCATCTTCGCGCCACAGCACGGGCAATAATTATAATCAAAATTGCTATTATGAAATCCACATTCGCTACATTGACCGCCGTGGCTCCACTTCCATTCACCATGTACCACCTGCACAGCGTCCACGGCTGGCAACATTAACAGGACATCTTTTGCCTCTTCCATTGCGCACCATTTCAAATTGTGATAGCCGGTTTCTGGCTCCAATTCGGAATACTCTTCAAGGTATTCTTCAATTTTGTCAATCGCCGCCTCCCTAGAAATCAAATCATCATTCATCATCTATCTCGCCTCCGTCCATCTTCGCGCCGCAATCCGGGCAATAGGATAGTTCTTCCTCCTGCGTCCAACTGTTTCTAAGCCTCTTCCGTTTCTGTTCGTAGCATTCACAGAATCCAGTATTCACGTCTGTTCCAGCATGGCATCAAGAGCATCATTAAATGTCGGCACAATGAAACCATATTCATTATGCTCTACACCATTCAACTCAGTTTTATTCTGGGTAACGGCGTCAAATTGATAGAGATTTACATTTCCAATATCCAGCAGATCCTCATCAATATAGCCAAATTGTTTCATAAGCTCCTTCTTGTCGGGGTGTTTTTGCAGTCGTATCATGTTGTTGATATGCTGTAGAACCGTATCGCTGTGAGTTGTGATCCATACATTAATACCAGAGTTCATCAAACGAATAATAAACTGTGCCATCTTTTTCTGAAGTGCTGGGTGCAGATGTGCCTCAGGTTCTTCTATGATGATGGTCTTAAATTTTATATCCGATTTCAGCACAAGCAAAAGGGGAGAGAGTTCCGAAACAATAGAAGATGTCGCATACAGCGGCAGATCACCCTTGATTCCCTCTGGCCTATACATGACAGTGGGCAGGTGCTCTCCCTTAGCAATTAAAGAGCCTCCTGTCATTTCACTCTCTGCGAAGTTGATAATCTCCTTATACTTATCCGGTACCTTTTTGCTGGTATCAAATTGCGTAATAGCCTGCAAAAAGTCCACATAAGGCGCTGTCAACTGCATGCTTTCCATTTCATCGTCAGGTACTTGAAAAAAAGAATAGTACTCAAGAGCACCTGAAAGCAGCTGCTTGTATGTAAGCATAAAGCCAGTCCTTGACGCTGGTAAGTACAACGGTTCTCCAAGTCTGCGCGACCTTAAGGAAGGAGTGAGTGCAGGTCCAGCAATCCCATCCATAAGCAGATTCCAACAAATATAAGCATTAACTCTTGCAGCTGCCGTTTTTTCAAACCTATCCGTTGCTGGAAATTGAACACATCCCCCTCCATTGGAAAAACGACTTGCATCCCCCTTCCATTGAATGCTGATCCGACGGCTCTTCGCCACATTTCGTATTTCAATTTTACCAACGATAAGCTCTCGATTGAAAATCTTTCTTACTAACGCTTGTTTATTGTTCGCAAGAATTTCATTGAACCAGTCGCAATACAAATTGACTATGTTGCCTTCAGCGACACAGTTTTTCCCCCAATTCTGTTGTATCCAGGCTTCACACTTGCGGTAAACCTTGCTCTCTGAAGGCTTTGATGGAAAATGATCTCTACCATACATCATTATTCCCCACAGGAGACTCATCAGATAGCTCTTCCCACTGTTGTTATTCCCGACAAAACACATCAATCGGGACACTTCTACATCTGCGTGGTCTATCTTTGCAAGATTCTCAACATGAAGTGTCCATCTTTTATTCGTTATGCTGCTCATGGCACTTCTCCTTCGTAGTACGCATTCGTTTTCGACCCTCAGCAACTCGATCATGCGTTCAATAGTCATTACCACTTCACCGGCCTCCCGCATTTGCGGCAATATCTATCGCCTAAATCCATCACTGCCCCATCAATTGGACATTGGATGGAATAGCTTGTAACACCGTCCTCATCTTCGAGCTTACCGACTCCGGGTCTTATCGGCTCCTGCGCCACTAATTCCCGCATTACCGCCAACGCAAGGTCAATTGGGATTTCGACACATCGATTGTTCAGCATAGCGCATTCATCCCACGGGCAATCCTTACATTTTGGTTCTGTGATACAGTTGCGAAACGCATCAATAATCCTGTCTCGATCATTCATCCCACTTCACCGCCCTTCTCTGTTCATCGGTCGGGCGGGATGTCGTCCACCGATTCACATACACCGTACACCCGATGATATTGTCATTACCAACCCCGCTGCCAAACTTAATGCCGTATACCGTAGCATCACATTCTGGATATTCCTTTGCGCAGCTTTCACACAGATGCAACCGCGCTTCGATAGGCTCCCGCGCTTTCAGCTTTTCAGCGTATTCACACATAACATCTAATGTATCATCCAAGTCTATTTCCAGCGCCCAGATTGTTTCCTGCTGTTCTTTCAGCAACGCAATTGCCTGCTCCATCGCCTCGGCCCAGCTCCTGAATATCTCACAGGCCAGCGTTCCATCCATCGCGTTAAAGGATTCCCGGAAGGACGCCGCAGATTCTCCCAGTCCCTTGATAACCTTCTCCAAATCAGGCATTTTCACAGCCTCCTGTCCTCCATCGTCATCCTCTCCAACTCCGCCCACGCGCCCTGCACGTCCCCAAAAAGCGCCTTCTTCCTCAGCGCTTCCTTCTGCGTCTGAGTAAGCTCCGGCATCCGTTTAATGTGCCGCAAAAACACGTTCGCCCGTGCATACGCCTCCGGGGACCGCTCAGGCGGGAGATAAATCCCGCCAGTCTTCATGATTCAGCCTCCTGCGTCCGGTCAATCCGATACGTAATCTCAGTAAGCCCCCGCGCCAGTTCCTCAACGGCGGAAAACGGAATCGTGATTGTTTCGTCGTCGTTCAGCATGTCCGTCACCACGCGCGGCGAAACAACAACCTGTTTGTCCCTGGACGACACTTCATACTTCCATGCCATTCCGACCAGCGTCTCCCGCACGTCCTCTATCGTCAGTCCGGAATAGGGCTTCGTCTCTTCTTTTCGTCCGGATTCGCCGGCAATCAGCCCGGCGTCGAATGTCGGCGCGTCCCAATCCAGATTGGGCTTGTCGGCTTTCAAACTGGCGCTTGTCCCGTCGATCCTGCGCCCGTAAATCCTTTCCCGCGCGGCCTGCATCTCCTTCTTCTCCTCGATTCGCTTCATCTCAAATGTCGGTTCGCCTTCCCGGTCCAGGCTGCTCAAGTCCATCCGTGGTTCCTCCTTGTTGTTTTTTTCCCGGCGAAGCGCCTTGTAAATCGAATAGATGTTGTATCCGGTTTCCTGCGCGATCTCAGCCACGCCCTTCCCCGCGCTTTTCAGTGACATGACGCGCTCCATGTCCATCGGTGTTCCTGTCGGCATTGTGTGTATCCTCCTCTTTAATCATCGTCACTTCGCGCCTTGCGCCCACTTCCACAGCATGTCGATGCCCTTCCTGCGCCGCTCGATTTCCTCCACCGTCGCGTGCTGTTCGATCATCCGTGCGACTTCCTTTTCGCACCGGTCAATCGCGTCGAGAAGCTGCTTTCTCGACCAGTGCACGTTTGCTCCGCTCTTCCCGTCGCTCATCCTTCCGATCCTCCTTCTCCAGCTTCATCCGGATTTCTGCCGCCCTTTGGACCCTGATCTGCCGCACCCGTTCGGCCTGTAATCCGTACATTGCGCCCACTTCGCGCAAGGTCTTGCCGCCAATCAGCATCCACATGATTTCCCGATCCCTCGCGTAGTCAATGCGGTTCACCAACCTCGCGATTCGCGCCGCCGCCTGTCTGGTGTCCTCCTTCGCGGCGAACTCCTCCAGGATGTTTTCGTCGCTCGGCACCAGCTCGCCCACGGTTGCCTCCTGCGTCTCGTTTTTGGCATTGACAATCCGCTTGTCCAGCCGGACCAGTGCGCCGCCCGGAACCAGCCTC